TACTCTATTTATCGACCAGATGCAAGGGGTAGCTGTAGAAAACTTCTCGGAAAATATCGCGTGTTTGGGACTCCGACGACCCCCCAGCGCACCTATAGATGAGACTCATTAATATAATATAGGTCACGAAAAATGCTGTATAATAAGACATGAAGAACCTAAACAAAATTCTAATGATGTTGGGACTCCTACTTGGAATCCCTTCAATTGCGTATACACAACAAGTTCGTGAGCCTATTCTTATTGGGACTCCTAAATGGTATCCAGTAACTTTAGACTTCGAGGGTCCGACATGTTCAGAGGATCAGAACAATCCTAATCCATTCTTGGACTTCCGTTTGGATGTTTGTTTTACGGCACCTGACGGTTCCATGATAACGGCTCCAGGATTCTTTGCTGGTGATGGTAAGGGTAATGGTACAGGAAATGTTTGGAGGTGTAGGTTTAATCCTGATCAAGCAGGTATTTGGAACTATGCTGTAAGCTTCCGCTACGGCGTTGAGGCTGCCGTAAGCCTTGATAGGCATGTTGGGACTCCGAACAGCTTCGACGGCGTTACAGGGCGTTTCTCGGTCCTTCCAAGGAATCTCACGGCTCCTGGGCTTTTACGGGATGGACGCCTTGAGTATGTTGGTGAATATTATCTGAAAGCGCGGGATGGTGATTACTTTATCAAGACAGGTACGAATAGTCCTGAGAATTTTTTCGCGTACAAGGGTTTCGATGATGTTCAAGATAATGGAGGAGTTGGGATCATCCATGAGTACAATCCGCATGTGAGTGATTGGCGTTTTGGGGATCCATATTTTGTTGGTAACTCTGGAATTGATTCGCGGGGTATTATTGGTGCTCTGAACTACCTTGGAGATCAAGGTGTAAATTCAATCTACTTCTTGCCTATGAACCTGGGTGGTGACGGTCAGGACACCTGTCCTTTTATTGGATACTCCAAGACTCGTTACAACAAGACTCATTATGATGTGAGCCGTATGCATCAGTGGAACATTGTTATGAACCACGCACAAGAGCAAGGTATCTTAGTGCACTTTGTACTAGCTGAGACTGAGAGAAATAATGAGAACTGGCTTGACGAGGGTAATGTAGGTCTTGAGAGAAAATTGTACTTCCGTGAGCTATCTGCAAGGTTCGGATATTTGAATGGTGTCAAGTGGAATCTGTCAGAGGAGAATGATTTTTCTGTTACAGAGCTTAGAGAAATGGCGACATATCTTGATGCTGTTGACCCATATGATCATGTCACAGCAGTTCATACTCGTCCAGACGATCTTTCAGAGTATGATGATCTTTGGGGCGACCCACTATTTGATGCAGCCTCGATGCAATACTTCCGCAACTCTGCGGCAGGTATTACACATGCGATCCGTGCATTGTCTGCAAATGCAGGTCGTAAGTGGCTCGTAGACATGGATGAAAATGGATACTACACTACTGGCCTTACGGACATCAATGCTGATGACATGCGTAAGCGTGTCCTATATGATGTCTTGTTCTCTAATGGCAATATCGAATGGTATTGTGGTTATCACAACCTACCTCTTGGTGGTGATGTTAAGCTTGAGGACTTCCGAACCCGTGAAGATATGTGGAGATATTCCCGTATCGCTCGTGAGTTCTTACAAGAAAACTTCGACCTCGCTGAGATGCGTCTTGGGGACCATCTAGTTGATATGAACGATCCTGAGTATGGTGAAGCTGAGGTAGTCATACAACCTAATGAGAAGATGGCTATCTTTGTATCGAAAGCTCTATCGCCCCTATCGCTCATGGGACCAACGGTCGATATGACTAATCTGAGCGGATCTTATTCTGTAAAATGGATCTCACCTAGAACTGGTCAAGTTGTAAGCATAGGACCTACTGTGACTCAAAGCAATACACCAATCACGCTTGATGTGGTTGTACCGCACTTTGAGGAAGACTGGATTATCCTACTAGAACGTAACTAAATTTTTCGGCGCAAAAATTTGGAGTTTCCTCTCTACATACTATGGTTAATTAGGAGATCCCAAACATGCCCGAAACACCAATGATAAAAGAAAGTGGTTATATTGACGTTGACGCAGCCGTGCGTCTAAAAGAAACGGAAGGAAAGATCGAAATAGATAAGTATGAGATCGAAACCGAAGCTCGCTTCAAGGAGCTAGCGATTACTGAAAGCGCCAAGGAAGTTGCCTCAAAGCATCTTGCCAAGTTTGCAGGGCTGTATCTAACTTTCTTGGTTGCTCTCTTTATCTTTTCTATTAAGTTTGTTCCATCAGAAAGCATTGCCGTTGTTGCAGGACTGATTACTCTTGTTGTTACAAACCTGTCAACCATTCTAAGACACATTGTTGAGAATGGTAAAATGGATGCAAAGCAAGAAGAAGAAGAAGAAGTTTTACCAAAACAAACATCCAGCAAGACTAAATAATTTGACGGGCCAGAAACATAAATAAATAAATCATGGTACAACCTGCACCCCAACCTTTCTCTGTTGCAGCCACGGCAAGCGTAAGTGGCTGGTCTGGATCTGGTGTTAACCCAGCGGCGTCTTCATCACCCACTGGAGTTTTCCCAGGCCCTCATTATGTTGAAGAACAATCACTTCACATATCATATTTTAGAGTTCCTACTGGCCGTGAGACAAGTAGCGATATTTCACTAAATGATGCCTCTGCAAATTATGCTGTAAATTCCACACATATTGCATGTATTATTACAGCTAATTACTCTAGAAAAAAAGTGGATGCTATTTTTGATACGTCATCTTATCAGCAACCACAAAAATTTCAGTTTTTAGGAATGAGTGCAGACCAAGATGGAAGATCTTATGGAGCCATTGACGCTAGTACTTTGGGTCCTGTTGGTGAAATTGTCACCGTGCAGCCATGGTATTATAGGCGACCATTCGTAGATACAGATACAGAGGTCGCTAGTTCTGTTGTAGTTGCTAATTACGCCATAGGCGCGAGCGGGGAGGGTCCAGCATTAGACTCAAAAGACCAAAGACAAGTCAGAGACTTTAAAAATTTCTTTATCCGACCTGCTCAGGCTTTTTCACATCTTGAAATTTTTTCAGATTATGCGTATAGTAGAAATTTTGATTATTTCCTTCCTGGCGCATACAATACAAGCCAAGAAAGTTTAGCTCAAATTATATCTTTTATAGACACTACTGCGAACAGGCTAACAACAGAAAGACTTTTCAAGATACCCGCAAATCTTAATCCGTTCAGTGGTCAAGATTTCGCGAGGGACACAGGATTACCTTTTTATGAGGCTTTCCGTCACGACTACAGTTGATGAGAAGAAAAAGAAAAGGGTTTAGGAATAAAGACCCTAGATACTTTGAGAAGCTTGCTGTAATTAAAAGAGGGGTGCACTGGTTTTTCAATACTGAATCTAAGAAAAAACTAGGAGTACAAAATGATATCAAAAGAAAGAATGGAAAAAAAGTTGGCTAGTTTACCTGCCAAGTCTGGTCACGCTAGAGTCCTCCGTAGGAAGATTGATAAACTATACCCCACCACCGAGGTAGAGGTCATAGTTGAGGAAGAAAAGCCTCGTAAAAAGCGCACCAGAAAAACAAAAGAACAATAGTTTCGGAATTGAAGGAGGTGATCTGGACGCCTTTCGTGCTATTGAACTTCGCTACCGACCCTCTGTTACTACCTGTGGTAACAGAGGGTCCTTATTTTAGCTTTCAATCTTCATGGGAAGCTCATTTTTAGCAATAAATGCCGCTCGATTCTTGTGCCAAGAGTCCCTGCCCACTAATTCACCCCTAGAATGGTGCAAAATATTCAAATCCATGACTTTATTTGTGAATCCTTCCTTAAATGCGGTCGTTGTATAGTGAATATCGTAAAAATCCCACTCTCCTTCGAAGTATTTTGGTTTTTCAAGGCCAATTTTTCGAATAACATCGGCTCTTGCAGCCAAAAATAGGCCATCTAGGGCCACTACATCGTCTGGAGGGCCATATTCGGTCGCGTAGGGGACTCCCATTTCATTTAAATGCCATACTTTTCCCCTATGAAGCCCTGCTTTCCATACATTTTGATCCCACCAGACGGCATTTTCTGAAAGATAGGTAGTTCCTGCTGCTCCAACAAATCCTGTCTCAGGTAGTGAGCAAATTCTGTTCAATTTATCTACAAATTGCACTGGATCTTCTTTCAATTCAATGTCATCATGGCAAAATATACAAATATCTTCATCATTTGGATTTAATCTAGCAAAAGCGCCTTGATATGCTTTAAATATTGATGAAGCACCAGACATCAAACTAATTTTAATACCGCATCGAACGAAGAACTGTAGTAAGTTGTCTGTGGTCTTACTAACTTCTTTGGCTGATCTAGTACATATTATAGCGTGTATGGTCATATACTATAATACCTTGGAGTTTTGGTTTTTTTATGGAAAACAAAGAATTATTAGAAGAGTTCAAAAGATGTGCTGAGAACCCTATTCATTTTATTTCCAAATATATTAAGGTCACTCACCCAGTTAGAGGGTTAGTGCCTTTCAAACTGTATCCCTTTCAAGAAAGAATTTTATCAGAACTTCAGGATAACCGATTTAATATTCTAAGAAAGTTTCGTCAGGCAGGATGCACTACTATCGCCGCTGCGTACAGTCTTTGGATGATTATCTTTCAAAAACATAAGTCTGTAGTTATTCTTTCTAAAGGTGATGCAGAATCAACAGAAGTTCTTGATAGAATAAAACTTATGTACGATGAGCTTCCTGAATTTCTTAAGCCAGGAATCATCGAAGATAACAAACATACTTTAAAATTAAAAACAAACTCTGTAATTAAATCCAGACCCTCTGGTAAACAGTCGGGACGTTCTTTAGCTGGATCTTTCCTGATTATTGATGAGGCAGCATTTATTGAAAATATTGATACGATTTGGGCAGCGGTGTATCCTATTATTTCGACAGGTGGCCGAGCTTTCGTACTTTCTACTGTTAATGGTATTGGTAATTGGTATCATGAAGTTTACCAAAACTCGTTAGCTGGTACAAACTCATTTAATGCCATAGACATCCGTTGGCAAGAACACCCTGAATATAGTTTTACCGAAGGGTTTGAAGATCTTTATAAAGAAATGAAAACTAAGGGTCTTGACATCCATAAATGGGAAGAGACCACCAAAGCGAACATGCCTACAAAACAGTGGCTACAGGAGTATGAGTGTAGCTTCCTGGGCACTGGAGACACCTACGTTGAGGGCGAAGTTCTTAAGAATATATCTTCTCAGACAAGCGAAAAATATTATACCAAATATAATAATAGAATGCGCGTATGGCAAGATCCGCACCCCCAGTACACTTATCTGATTGCGTGTGATACTTCTTTGGGTAGGAATAGAGACTATTCAGCCTTTCATGTAATTAACCTTTACAACGGTCAACAAGTTGCTGAATTCTATTCTAACAGAACAGCTATTAACGATTTTGCCAAAATATTATTTAATGAAGGCATGCTATATAACGTGGCTGCGATTGTTTGTGAACGAAACACTATTGGAAATAACTTAATTGACTGGCTACTGAATATCTACGAATATGAAAACTTGTGGGAGGATGATAAAGGAGATATCGGATTTCAGGTAACTGCTAAAAACAGGGAAAGCATTCTAGCAGAGCTAGAGGAAGCTTTGAGAACCGATCTTATCAAAATTAACTCTACCAGAACCTGTGATGAGTTAATGACCTTCATCATATCAGATCAAGGTAAACCTCAAGCAGAGAAAAATCATCATGACGATTTGGTCATGAGTTTAGCTTTAGCTGTTCATAGCTATAAAAACTTGCTTGATTCAACACCAGTAGAGTTTGACACAAGACTAAATAAAGATGAGGCACCTCCACTGCCCCCATCTAAAATGTACAAGCACCGATTCAAAACTGAATTCGGAGGCGTTGCAGAGGAAGACTACAAATGGCTGACGAGATAAAAGATAATATCGAAGAGAGCGGTTATACCAATTTTGGTGGAAGCGAGAATAGGGCTGGGTCATACTACACACCTACTGGCCCCATTGGCAGATTTTTTGCTAAGTTCTTTGCAACAAAAGCTCAACTTCCTGCTGCCGCGTCAATTGATGGTAAAGTTGCCCCAGAGACAGGTGATACTGTCGTATCCACACAGGTAATTAAGGACTCGCCAGCGCCTGACGGGCCAGCCGTAGGTGGTATTAGTAGAAACCCTATTCTGCCTCAACTAGAACTTAATCGCAGACGTAGGTACAAAGATTACGAAGAGATGGATGAGTACCCAGAGATTGGTGCTGCATTTGATATTTATTCTGATGACTCGACCCAGCGAGGGCTACAAGGCCAGCGGTGGGCAGTAAAATCTAATGATGATATGATAGTTGATGAGGTTGAATCATTCTTTGATCAGATTAGGCTTGACAAACTTCTTTGGGATATTATTAGAAATACTGTAAAGTATGGAGACTGTTTCACTGAATTGATTCTTGATGTTAATAAACCTCAAGAGGGCATAAAGAAAATTAAAATATTAAATCCTAATTATATTCTTAGAGTAGAAAATGAATTTGGATATCTGAAGAAGTTCCTTCAAGAGATTCCCAATATGGAAACTATGCAATATGCAGAGGTTGGTCAATCTAATGTCAATAGACCAGTCAAGTATATTGAACTTGATAAGAATCAGATTGTCCACTTCCGTCTTCATACTTCAGATCCAATCTTTTATCCATATGGCAAATCAATTGCAGCCCTTTGCCATAGAGTGTTCCGCTCTCTCAAAATGATGGAAGATGCAATGATGATTTATCGCCTGTCTCGCGCTCCTGAGCGCAGAATCTTCTATGTAGATACAGGTAATCTGCCTACCTCAAAGGCTGAGATGTTCATTGAACGTCTAAAACAAAAGTTCAAGAAAGAGAAGTTCTACAATACTCCAAAGGGCACAGTAGATTCTAGATACAATCCCATGTCCATGGATGAAGATTTCTTTGTCCCTACGAAAAATGGTAGAGGCACCAAGATTGATACTCTTCCTGGAGCAACAAATCTTGGTGAGATCGAGGATGTTAGATACTACAGAGACAAGCTTCTTGCTGGTCTGAAGATTCCAAAAGATTATGTTGTAGAAAAAGATCAATCTCCTGAAAGAAAAGCTAACCTTTCTCAGTTAGATGTTAAATTTGCTAGGACCATTCAGCGTGTTCAAATTGATGTTGAAACTGGTTTAGAGAACATGGCAAAAAGGCATCTACAATTACGAGGCTATCCTGCCTCCATGATTAAAAATCTTAAAATAAAATTACCTGAACCTTCTGACATGTCTGAGAAGCGCAAGCTTGATGTCAATGAACAGAAAACAAGAGTCGTTCAGGCAGTTCAAGGTCTTAATCTATTTTCAAAAGAAAAAATATATAAAGAGTTCTACGATAT